TATCGTTATATCAAAAACTGGTAAACTTGGGAAGATACTTGAGATACAAAATTTGCGTATTGGCTTGCCGTTGGAACCGATGCAATTGCACGTGCACAAATCCTCTAGATGGCAAAAAATAGATTATCCAAAAGAACTAAGTAAACTTAAAAATATATTTGACTGGAGATCGTATCCTGAAGATCAAAAAGAAAAATGGTACGATTATATAGACGAAGAGTTTAAACGTAGAGAAGAAGGCTTTTGGTTTATGAATAACAACGAGCCAACTTATATCACGGGTAGTCATTACATGTATTTACAATGGAGTAAAATAGACGTAGGTGCGCCTGATTTTAGAGAAGCAAACCGTTTGTTTTTTATATTCTGGGAAGCTTGTAAAGCCGACAAAAGATGCTATGGTATGTGTTACCTTAAAAACAGAAGATCTGGCTTTAGTTTTATGTCGTCTGCAGAAACAGTTAATTTAGCAACAATATCGAGTGATAGTAGATATGGTATATTATCAAAAAGTGGTGCTGATGCTAAAAAAATGTTTACAGATAAAGTTGTACCAATATCAGTTAACTACCCTTTTTTCTTCAAGCCTATACAAGATGGTATGGACAGACCTAAAACAGAACTTGCTTATAGAGTACCAGCTAGTAAGTTTACAAGAAAAAAGATAACGGCTAACGAAAAGCAAGAAGATTTAATTGGACTTGATACTACTATTGACTGGAAAAACACAGGTGATAATAGTTACGACGGTGAAAAATTAAATTTATTAGTACACGACGAAAGTGGCAAGTGGGAAAGACCCGATAATATATTAAACAATTGGAGAGTAACAAAAACGTGTTTAAGGCTAGGTGCTAGAGTTGTTGGTAAGTGCATGATGGGTAGTACTTCAAACGCTTTAGACAAAGGTGGTAACAACTTTAAAAAACTTTACAATGACTCAGACGTTACTTCAAGAAACCGTAATGGACAAACAAAGTCTGGCTTATATTCTCTTTTTATCCCAATGGAATGGAACTATGAAGGATTTATTGACCAATACGGAAAACCTGTATTTAATACACCAGATCACGATGTCTTCGGACCAGATGGTGAATTAATTGATTATGGTATTATTGATTATTGGGAAAACGAAGCTGAAGGTTTAAAAAATGATCAAGACGGTTTAAATGAATTTTATAGACAGTTTCCACGTACAGAAGAGCATGCGTTTAGAGATGAAGCTAAAAACAGTATATTTAACTTAGTAAAAATATACGAGCAAATAGATTATAACGAAGGTATAGGTTCTCAAAGAAATGTTAACACTGGTAATTTCCAATGGGTAAACGGAGTCAAAGACACAAGTGTAATATTTTATCCAGATCCAAAAGGTAGATTTAATGTAAGTTGGTTTCCACCAAATCATTTACAAAACAAAATAATAAGTAAAAACGGTATTAAATATCCTGGTAACGAGCATATAGGTGCGTTTGGTTGTGATAGTTACGATATATCAGGTACGGTTGATGGTAAAGGCTCTAATGGAGCTTTGCATGGTTTAACTAAGTTTAGCATGGAAGATGCGCCGCCTAATCACTTTTTTTTAGAATATATAGCTAGACCACAAACAGCTGAAATATTTTTTGAAGATGTTTTAATGGCATTAGTGTTTTATGGCATGCCTATACTTGCGGAAAACAACAAGCCTAGACTATTGTATCATTTAAGAAGAAGAGGATATAGAGGTTATAGTATGAACAGACCAGATAAAGTTTGGAACAAATTATCAACTTCAGAAAAAGAAATAGGTGGTATACCAAACACTAGCGAAGATATAAAGCAAGCTCACGCAGCTGCAATAGAAATGTATATACAACAACACGTTGGATTAATTAGAGAAGGAGTTTATGGTAATATATATTTTAATAAAACCTTAAACGACTGGGGTAAGTTTGATATAACAAAAAGAACAAAGTTTGATGCTTCTATAAGTTCTGGACTAGCTATCATGGCTTGTAACAGACATTTGTATGCGCCAAATGTAAAAATAGAAAAACCAAAATTAAATATAAGTATTGCGAGATACACTAATACTGGTAATACTTCAAAAATAATAAAATAGGAATATGGCATATTACGGTGATAAAAATTATTTTCCTAGCCAAGTTGTAAGTGATGCTGAAAAGTTAAGTTACGATTATGGTTTAAAAGTTGCTAAAGCAATACAGGCTGAGTGGTTTTATAATGATAGAAACCAAACAAGGTATACTTCTAATAGAAATAATTTTCACAATTTAAGATTATACGCAAGAGGAGAACAGTCAATACAAAAATACAAAGATGAATTATCTATAAATGGTGACTTAAGCTACTTAAATCTTGACTGGACACCAGTACCAATAATATCTAAATTTGTAGATATAGTTGTTAACGGTATGTCTAACCGTATGTACGATATAAAAGCTTATTCACAAGATCCTTATGGCGTAGAAAAAAGAACTCAATATATGCAGTCTATTATAGATGACATGCGTACTAAAGAGTTAAACGAGTTTTCAGAACAAGCGTTTGGTATACAAATATCAGAAAACGAACCTTCACAACTTCCTGAGTCTATGGAAGAGTTACAACTACACATGCAAATTAGTTACAAGCAAGCTGTAGAAATAGCAGAAGAACAAGCTATACAAACTCTGTTAAACGGTAGCAATTACGATTTAATACAAAAAAGATTTTATTACGATTTAACTGTACTAGGTATTGGTGCGGTTAAAACTAGTTTTAATACTTCTGAAGGAGCTATTGTAGAGTACGTTGATCCTGCAGATGTAGTTTACTCTTATACAGAGTCACCATATTTTGATGATATATATTATGTTGGTGAAATAAAATCAATACCAATAAATGAACTTGCTAAGCAGTTTCCACATTTAACACAAGAAGATTTAGAAGATATAATAAAGTACAATTATAATCAAACTAATTATAATCAAGGTTACAATAATTACAGAGAAATAGACAATAATACTGTAGACGTTTTATATTTTAATTACAAAACTTATATGAATGAAGTTTATAAATTAAAAGAAGTTTCTACAGGCGCAGAAAAAGTAATAGCTAAAGATGATGGTTTTAATCCACCAGAAGACAAGGAAGGTAATTTCCAAAGATTACAAAGAGCAATAGAAGTAGTTTATGAAGGTGCTTTTGTTGTAGGAAGCGATAGACTTTTAAAATGGGAAATGGCTAAAAACATGATGAGGCCAAAGAGTGATTTTACTAAAGTAAAAATGAATTATTCTTTAGTAGCACCACGTATGTACAAAGGTAAAATAGAAAGTCTAGTAAGCCGTATAACTGGTTTTGCTGATATGATACAGCTTACACATTTGAAACTACAACAAGTAATGTCACGTATGGTACCAGATGGTGTTTATCTTGACGCTGATGGTTTAGCTGAAATAGATTTAGGTAACGGTACTAACTACAACCCACAAGAAGCACTTAATATGTTTTTTCAAACTGGTAGTGTTATAGGTAGAAGTTTTACTAGTGAAGGTGATATGAATCCAGGCAAAGTACCTATTCAAGAAATTACATCTGGTTCAGGTGGTAACAAGATAAACGCTTTAATAGGCAATTACAACTATTACATGCAACTTATAAGAGATGTAACCGGATTAAACGAAGCTAGAGATGGTAGTATGCCAGATAAAAACGCTTTAGTAGGTGTACAAAAATTAGCAGCTGCAAATAGTAACACAGCAACAAGGCACATATTACAGTCTGGATTATTGCTAACATCACAAGTAGCAGAGCAGCTTTCGCTTAGAATATCTGATATTATAGAGTACTCACCAACAAGAGATGCTTTTATACAAGCTATTGGAGTACATAACGTAGCCACTCTTTCTGAAATGCAAGATTTACATCTTTATGACTTTGGTATATTTATAGAGTTAATGCCAGATGAAGAAGAGCAAGCTAAATTAGAAAACAATATACAAGTAGCTTTAGCACAACAAACTATAGACTTAGAAGATGCTATTGATATTAGAGAAATAAACAATTTAAAATTAGCTAATCAAGTTTTAAAAATACGTAGAAAAAGAAAAATACAAAGAGATCAATTAGCACAACAACAAAATATACAAGTTCAAGCTCAGGCTAATGCACAAGCTCAACAAGTAGCAGCACAAGCTGAAGTACAAAAAAATCAAGCAAACGCACAAGTACAAGCTCAGCTAGAACAAGTTAAAGCTCAACTAGAGCAAGTTAAAATGCAACAAGAAGTTCAATACAAAAAAGAGTTAATGCAACTTGAGTTCCAAATGAATATGCAATTAAAAGGTATTGAAAGTGAAGGTTTAAAAAATAGAGAAAAAGAAAAAGAAGATCGTAAAGACGAAAGAACTAGAATACAAGCTAGTCAACAGTCTGAGTTAATCGAGCAAAGAAAAGGCAACCAACCTGCTAAAAAATTTGAATCAGTAGGTAATGATATATTAGGAGGAAGAGATGTTACTGATATGTCTGGTTTTACACCTAGATAAAAATTATTAATTATTATTATATTATATTATGGCAAAAAAGAAAAAAGAAGAGCCAGCTGTAGACAATAAAGTTGGCAAAATAAAACTAAAAAACAAAAACAAAGAAACTGTTACAAAAGTAAATCTTGATGATTTTAAAGCTAAACCAGAAGAAGAAACTGTAACAAAAGTAGATTTAACTAAAAAAACAGAAACAGATGCCGTTCCAGAGCAAAGCACAGATGAGGTTCCTGTACGCGACGAATCCGAAACTAGCGAAAAAGTACTCGAAGAAAACGTCGAAAAAACAGATGAAAAACCTACCGGAGAAAAAGTCACCGAAGAAGTTCAGAA